TAAAGGTTTGCCTACATTAAATACTGTATTTTGAGAATAGTTTTCAGATAGTGCATAAATATTTTCAAACATAAGTCTTGATGAACCACGAGTAAACAAAGCCATGTTGTTGTACACTGGAAGAGGGTCAACATCATCTATTACCTTTATCAATTTATTATTAATATATAAATAAAATCTTCTAGTTTTTCCAATATCTTGATACTCAACAGATAAATCATAAACTGTTGGATTTTCTTCTGCTGCCATTCTATATTGCCCAGTAAATCTTCCGTCATCAACTAAAATTTTTGCAAGGCCTCCCCAAAGTTTAATAGGAATGGCATTATTATTTGATGAATCTTTTTTAATTTTATAAAAAATAACATTGTTAACTGATGCAGTTGGGGTATTATTTCTATCTAGTTTTAAATATGATTCAAGATTATCTTCAGTTAACGCTATTACCTCAAAATAGTATCCGTTATTTGTTTCTGGATTCAACATCACTGCAAGTCCGCCAGAGGCTCCACCAATGCTGATGTTTTGATCTGCTTGTGCCCCAATAACTTGATAATAGGAACTACTGCCTACTGGAGTTTGAGTTCTAATAATGTTGTTTTCAATTTTTCCTACAATACGCATTCTTGTACCAAAATGTTTGTATGCACTGTTTAACGGTTTATAAACATATGAAACTAAATCTAATGGGTTTTCCGTTGTTTTAAAAGATGGGCCATTCATAATTAGTGCGGAAGACTGAATAGTTCCTGATTTAGTTGACGAAAGGTTGTTAACTTCTGTTTCTGTTAAATATTTAGTTGACAAAAAGTTTTTAATAATTCCACTTCTTGTTGTTTTTTTAGCAGTTGCATTATCAATTCCAGCAGCGCCTACTACTGTAGATGGAAGTGTTGGATTTAACTCACCTGTAAATAAGTATTGAGACTGCATAAGGCAACCACGAACATTGTCATTATTTGACCAATAAGGATCAATGCCTGCAGTGTGTGATGCAATTGCTGTTCCAAACTGAGATCTTCCGTGGCTAGATACAGCACCATTTTTCATTCTTGTTATTCCATCAATTACTTCGTAGTATGGCTCGGCATATATTCTAATTAATCCTGTAGGATAAATTTTTCCATTAAACGGTAAAGAAGAAAAATATTTTTGATATTCTTGATTATCGCTAATCCAAACATTGCCAGTTCCAGTTATATTAAATTGAGCAGCATCATATCTAATTACTTCTCCATTAGAATATAGATGCCCTGAATATCTTGTAAGCCAATAAACATTTTCTCCAAGATCTATAATATTATTAGTTAGTAAATTATTAACAACAGTTGGTGGAGTATTTGGAACATTTGAATTGATTGGCATAGCACCCAAAACATAGTTACCCTGCTTCGATGCAACCTCATTAATTGTTTTTAACTCTTCAGTCCCAGAAACTTCCCAAAGTAATGCTGGTTTATAGATCCATGTTTTTTCTTCATCAACCATGCTTGCTTGGCGAACTGATCCATATGATCTTTGAATGTATCTTGTTGTATAAGCAATTTTTCCATCATTAAATATTTTTTTGTCTTCTGATGCAATAGACAAGATGTTTGGCAAATTACCAGAACTTATATTTTCTTTTACTCCTGTATCTGTTTGATTATTTGATCCAGAAAGAATAAAGTCAGTTGATCTCTGTGTCTGACTTGGCATCATATAGTCTTTACTCATAACTACAAAGTTGTTGTATTCGTCAAAAAACATTGCACTCTGTGTTGCTACTGCTAATTGATTTAAAACCTCTGCAACATTTTGATCAGGTGCAACAAAAAAATATGGAATAATTGGATCGGATTCTCCGCTAACTCTTTTAAATGTATAGTTGGTAAAACCTATAAAGTCAAGAAGAGTAGAAATAGCATAACTTAGTGAAGTTTGAGTTGTTAGTAATCTTGGTGCTGGCATTGATTCTAAAAAGAAAAACAAGTCTCTTAGGTCAATAGAAAGACTTGCTCCAGTCACATCTGCTTGTGGAAAACCTTCTGAGTACAAAGTTTTAATAGGAACATAATAATCGTATCCTTCCACATTAATAATTTTTTCATAAAAATTAAATTTAATATTTCTTCCATTGTATTTAGAAACAAGGCTATTTGTATTGTTTTCATTAAAGGCTTGATCGTCATCAAACAAACTTAGTGTTCCGTTAGATGCTAGTAATTGTCCTACTGGTAAAGATGTATTTCCTAAATCTGACAAAGATTTTGTTATTTTAAAATCAGTGGTTTTATCAGAAATATCTGCAACAAGTCTAGGAGACATTTCAATTAGATCAAAAGTAGAATCAAACTTGTTCATGGTTTCAGCAACAACTCTTATGCCACGAAGATACTGAAACTCTCTATAAACCTTGGTTCCATCTAACTCACTATTAAAATAAATTGGGGAAGTTAAGTTAGTAATAGTATTAGTTTCATTGTTTACAATATCTTCTGATACCTTCCAATTATATACTGGAGAAAAAGTTTTATATGCTGATTCTGCAGAACTCCAAATATGAAAAGTGCCACGAGTATTATTATTGGCAACTACTAGATAAGCATAGCCATTTGTTGATGTTTCTGGAAGTAGATTAGTAGAACTTAAAGTTCCTGCAAAAATAAAAATATCTTTATACTCTGCTGGAATGTTAAGCCCATACTGAAGTTCTACATAACCATCTTCTGCAATAATGGGATTGCCGTTACTTCTAACAGAGTTTTCATTAAATGAAAGAGCATCAATCCAAGTATTATTATCTAGATATTGAATCTTCCATCTTAGTGGTGTAGTTTTATTTTGATTTCCAAATAGAGGATCAGGCTTAGAAGTCGTTCCAGTTGCAAATGGTCCAAGGTTTGCAGTTCCAACATTTGTTTGCATTTTAACAATAAGTCTGTTTGCTGGAACCTTTTCTTTATAAACAACAAACGGCGCTGCATCATTAATATAAAAAAGACTTCCTTGTTTATTTTTAGCAATGCCGTGTTCGACACCTTCTTCTGTTCTATAGGAAGTCCAATACTTAAACTGATCATATCTTGATGCCATGTAATATCTTGGTCGTTCTGCCAAACTACTTCCACTATTAGCAATAAACTTATTATTAAAAAATAAAGTTTTATTAATTCCAGATCTTGGTCTAAATGGTTTTAAACAATCTTCTAAAGAATAAATCATATTCATTTTTTGTTTGATAGAAGTAAATTTTTGCGGAACACCTAGATTTGTAAAGCCACCATCAATAACAACATCTGCATCAGTTGCTCCAGTAAAATATCCTGCTGAATCTAATTGATCAAAAGTATTTGGAAGTGTTTTAAATTTTGATTCATTGTCTGTTGGTCTATATCTATAGTTACCTATTTTGTAAAAATTATCTGGCATATTCATATTCCACTCTGCCAATACAAGTGATTGAAGTTGGACAGTAGAAGATGACTCTAGATGAGTTTTTAATGCTTCGTTAACAAACATTATACTTCTTCCAAGGTTACGCTAACATTCCAAAGGTCTAGGTTATTGCCACCACGCTTTTGCACGGAATAATTAAAATCGGAAATAAAAACCTCAACGATTTGATTATATTTATTAAGATTTCCGTAGTCTGCTTCATCTTTGCCAAAATTACTATACTTATCATATGATAAAAACATCCAGAAAGAACCCTTATGGTTTTCGTACCAGTCTAAAAGTTCAACTCCGCCTGCTCCACCATCTGCTGTATATTCTCCAGTAGATCTTAGAAAAGCAGAAATACCAGAACTGTCAAACTCTGCAGGTCCAGCATTTGCTCTTGATGGAAGGTTTGTCCAAGAAACTGACATATTTAATTTATCAGCAATGTGATAAGACCTCATTCTGCCATTGATTGTTCTTTGACGCTGCTCTATTCGTTCAGTTGTAAAATTTAATTCCCCACGATTATGGTCTGATAATATTAAAAATTGATCTACTAGATTTGGATCTGTACCTCCTGGCACAGTAGCCCCTATTTCGTACCCTGTTGGCACATAGAAACCATTAGAGAGGGTTCCTGAGTTATTGGACCAGATTATAGCCTGTGGCCTCTGATACCGCTTTCTGCCTGTTATATAGGCTGATGTAGCCATTATCTTTGTCCCCGAATTCTTTGTGAATCAATGTATTTAATTTGTCCAATAACTGCTCTTGCAATGTCTTCAGAATTTGCATTAGAGTTTGAAACATTAATTCCTACACTATAATTATACACTGAGTTGCCCATAGACTGACCGTTATTAAGTTTATTAAGATTATTAGTGCCAATTGAATTTGCTGCATTTTTATTAATAACAAATTCTCCTGGAGTTAACATAGCAGGAATTGTATCAGTGCCACGAGATAGGCCTCCAGCAGCAAAATATTTTGGAACCATTCCGCCAGAAGCGAGTCCGAGCATTTCCATTATTCTAAGTTTGCTAGCCATTAATGGACTTTTACCTGCTGCAGCAGCAGCACTAAATGAGGCTGCTGTTCTTGCTTCTGCTGCGGTGTCTAGTGCTTCTTGAGTTGATTGCTCTTTAAAGGCTGGGGCTGTGTTTTGTCCATAAGTAAAGTTGGATGGTGCTTTATAATCAGGGGTATTACCTGAGCGTGGATCATAAGTTTCAGTTACAGTTGTTATTTTTTCTGCTGCTGTTTTTTCGGATGCTGTTTGAGAAGATGCTTGTTGCTTAATAACTTCTTCAATTGTTTGAATTGTTAATTTAAGATTTTTGTCTGTAATGTCTTTCCATAGACTACCTACTGATTTAATTAGTCCTTCGGCAGCAATTAGTTTATCCTGAAACTCTTTTGTTCTTATGTTTGCACCTTCAATTGCAAGTTGTGCATCTGTCCACTTTGTACGCTGTGCATCAATTGTATCAAGTTCGGCCCTTAGTTTATCTCTTAGTGGCTGAATTTGGTTTACATTAATTTTATATATTGCTTCTTCTTTAACTGCAATACTTGTTAAAGCCTTGTCTCTATCAACTTGAAGTTTATAAATGTCTTCTTCAATTCTTTGAATTTTAGTTTCTACTGCTTCTCTTTGAACCTGAAGGCTATAATTACGACGATCAATATCATACTGCCTCTTTGATATTTGTTCTGCTGTTAAACCACTTGGTCCTACAACTGCTGCAATGTCTGCTTGTCTTCTTTGATCAAGCATCTCTTGTGCTTTAGATGCAACAGCAGCAGCAGACCTTTGCTTCATGTCTTCAGCAGCCTGGGCTGCAGCAGAGATATCTCCCTTTGTTAGTGCATCAGCAAGTCCAATTTGATCCTTTTGCTGTTCAATAATATCTTGATTAATGTTTGAAATTTTTGTAAGTGCTTTTTCTTGCAAGTCATACTTATTATTTATTTGATCAACAATGTTACCAATAACTGCTTGGTCTTCAGATAGAGAGGCAGATATTTTTGAGTTTTCATCAAGTTGTTTTTGAACTCCCATTGAAATTTCATTTTGTAATACAGATATTTCTTTTTGCTTTGACTCAATTGGTTTATCATAATCTAATTTAATTCTATTTTGCTCAGCATCAATTAATCTATTTGTAGCATCAATTGTTAGTTGTAGTGCTTCAATCTGTGGTTCATAAGTTCTTTTTGCCATTGCTTCTTGATTATTAAATTGTCTTTCTGCGACAGCCATTTGATCATTAAAGTATTGTTGTGGATCTATAGAGGCAAGGGTAGTCTGTGTTTCTTGTTTTAATGCTTTAAATTGATTAATTAATACCTGAATTTCTCCTGATGTTTTTGCTGCACTTAAAGCAATTGCAAAGTTTGCATCTGAAACCATTTCTAATGCATCAGAGGAACTTGCTCCAGCAGACTTTAGTGCAACAAAACCTGTTTGCTGCTTTTTTAATTCTGTTATGGCTTGTGCTGATTTTGCGCTAAATGATCCAAGTTGTTTTTCATCATAGGCTTTTTTAGCAGCCTCACCAAATTCTCCAAAAGATACAACACCTTGTTTGTTAATCTTAATAATTTTTTCTTTGACAGCATTTTCTAATCCACCAACAAAATCAATAAAGTCAGAGTTAGCACCAATTTTAGATAGTTGCTGATCTATTCCACTAAATAATTTTAGATCTTTTTTACCACTAAGAATACGCATAAGTTCTTTTGCACCACCCAGAGCATCTATTGAAGCATCTCTTGTGCGCTTAAGGTCTTGAAGTATGCTATCAAATGGAGTGGCTTCTCTTGCTTTTGTTTCTCCACTGCCACTACCAGTAACACCGCCACCAGTTACTTTCTTGCCCTGTCTACCAACTAGCCATGCTTGTGCATCAGTTTTTAGGTTTTCTCTAAGACCTTTTATAACTTCTGGACTAAAGTTGCTAGGTATCTTTATACCTTTATCAGCCATATAAGCACTAATAACATTTTCATCTCCCGCAGCAACAAAATCAATTATGACAGATTTATTAATTGTTTTTGATGTACCAACAAGACTTGTCCATAGAGAATCAAACTCCTCTGCAGTCAAATCACCAACAATGCCAAGTTCAAAAAATAATTTTTTTGATAACTCTTCTTCAGGAATGCCTGCTAATTTTTCAGTAATTGCAGCAACTTCTTTAATTTGTGTTACACCGTCATCATTAATATTAATAGTTATTCCATATTTTTGTTGCATGTTAGCAAGAATTGAAATTGCTTCCATATTTTTCTTAAAATTCTTTGGATCTTTATTTATAAGATCCATAAAGATTGGCAAATTTGTATCTGATGCTCCTGACTTTACAAGAAGTTGCATTAAGACATTAGCCTCTTCGCTTCCACTTGTTTCAACCATTAGTTTAAATTGGCTTTGTAATTCTTGGTTATTGGCAAGTTTTGTAATAACTATAGGATCAAGTGATCCACTAGCAAATTGAACTTGTAGCATTGCCTTAAAGTCTGCATCTGCAACGCCCTCTAGCGCTTTCTTTGCCTCATCAGCAAAAACTTTCATTGGCCCTTCTTTGTAAAGTGAGTCTACTGCTGCATTAATTCCTTTTGTAAATATTTCGGGACCAAAAGCATCTTTTTGTGCAATAAGAAGATTAAGGGCTTCTGCATTTTTAGCATTAAAAGTTTCTAGTGCTGCTCTTCTTTCTAATTCAATTTTTTGAACTTCGGCATCTGTTTTTGCCATTTTAATTTTAATATCATATTGTTTATTTAGTGAGTCAACTAAACCATTATTCATTGTTACTTGTTCTAGACCAAGTTGTAGTGCTGCTGCTCCAAGTTTTGCATTTACTTCTTTACGTTTATTCTGATCAGATAATCCCTGGCCTACAATTGTTCCACCTGCTGCTGCAATAGCACCACCTGTTACTGCTCCGACACCAGTGAATCCTGTTCCTACGGCTATTGTTCCACCTATTGCTGCAACTATTGACCCACCAATAACTTGACCTAAGTTAGTAAAAGTTGTAGTGCTGATTGATTGTTCAAGAGCAGATTTAAAGAAGTCTGCTTGCCTTGTCATAGACTCTTCTTGAATTGCAAGAGTAATCTTTAGTGGATCTGTTGCTAAATTTTCTCCATTAGGACCAAGAAGTGTTGTTAGCCTACCGCTAATAATTGCTGGAATTTCATAACTTTTTAATTCTTCACCTAATGCAGACGAAATGCTTTTTGCTTGATTCGTTGTTATAACACCTTGAACAACTGCATAAGCAAGACTATTAGAAATGTTTCTGCCGATTTCTTTAATGCCTTGTCCAGACTTTGCTTGTTTTTCAATATCTGCAATAAGGCTTTTTCCAAATTCACTACCAAGAATATTTTGACCAAATTTTCTTTGAACAGCATCTTCTCCAGTAAGGACACCCTGACGTTTTCTATTTGCTTCTTCTGAGGCACTAACTGTGCCTGTTAAAACTGAAAGGTCTTGTAATTTTTCAGAAGTCATATTCATTGCTTTAGCAAGATTTACACCTTCTTTTCTAGCATCTTCAACATCTTTAGCCATCTTCCACATAGCGCCACCTACAACAGCAACGGCTGCTATGAATGCTACCCAAGGGTTAGCAAGTAATGGTAACAACATAGTAATGCCTTGAATACCAAATACAAATGGCATAATCTTTTGAGCCATCTCACCAATTTTACCTTCAGCAAAAGATGCTGCTACTGTTAAACCAGTAACTGCTCCTATACCTAAATTTGCTTTATTGCTAAAGTTTGTAAAGTTTTTAGTAGATTCATTTATAACTTTGCTAGATTTATCTAAAGAGTTAGCATATTTTTCTTCTGCAGCAGCCTTTTTCTTTCCTGCATTTAAACTTATTCCTTCGGTAGCAGCAATTACTTGTGCTCTCTTGAGTCTTACGGACTGTGAAGCGCTATCAACAGAAATTCCAGTTGCTTCTGGAGCATTTGCTAGCCCAGGTACAATAAATTTGCCAACTCGTTTTGTTGGAGTTTTAACAACTCTTTTGCCCTTTGGAATTGTGGTTAGAGTATTATCTACTAACTTACCACTAGAAGGCTTTACACCGCTTGGTTTTGGCTCTCCCTTAATCTTTGTAACTTTACCAGTTTTCTTATCTTGGAAAGATTCATCTTTTGCAACAAGGACTGATGAGTGTAACTTATGGAACTGTCTCCAGTCAACATTTTTACCAGCCTTAAGTCTATCAATCATTGCTTGATATACTTTACGTTCATTTGGATCTAAATCAAAACCTGCAATTGTTTGTTGAAGTTTAGGAAGGGTGCGGTCTATCTCTTGAATAACCCTATTATGATATTCATCAGCAGTCATACTTTGTGGTATGTTAGCAGTTGTTTCACGAAAGAACTTCTGTCCACCCTTTTCTCCACCAAGATTAATTCTTGCTTGCTCTTCCATAGAGCGCATGTTCTTTGAGTAATCCCTAGTTCCAGATGCTGTATCAAATACTCCAGCAGCACCAACATCTGCCAAAATATTTCCTGAAAGATTTCCTCGCTTTAGATCACTATCGCCACGAAGAGATGATGCAACAAGTTGCTTAAAGTATTCATCTTTAGAAAAAGTGTTTTGCATTTTAGCAGGATTAAAGCGATCATCAAATGGAGACTCAAGAATAATAAGTTTTCTTTTTCCTTGCACATCTGTAGGATCAATCATTGTTTTTATAGTTTGAGACGGTGTATCTAGCCCTTGGCTTCTTGCAATTTGAATTGCTCTTTGTTCTGCAATTGCAGACTTATAGTCCATGGCTGGTTTAACAAATACACGACTGCCATCTGATTTTTCATAGACTCCACCAATTCCTGGTGCAGCAGTAAAACTAAATCCTGTAGTTTTTTCTACTTGTCTTACATATTTTTCTGGTATTTCATTTTTAAGTGGACTCTTGTTTGTTTCTAAAGCAATCTTTTTTATTTCCGCTTCACGGTCAAAAAGGCTTTTACCACCTTTTTTATTTTTTTCTTGTTTAATTGCTTCTATTTGTGCGTTTACAACTTGTCGAGATGTTGTAATACGATCACCACTGCTGCCTCTTCCAAGAGCAATACTGTTACCATTGTTGTCTGTAACATTAATCGTTCCAGTTATAAGCCTTCCTTTTGTATCTAGGTCATTATCTTTTGTTGGAAGAACACTAAAATCTTTAATTGCTCCCGCTGCTTTTGCCTTTTCTAATACGGCAGTTGTTTCTGCAACCGTGCCCTTAAGTCCTTTACCTAGTCTAAAGTCTTCTAAGTTTTGATGTAAAGCAGCCATTCTCCTATATGTTGTAGAGTTTGCAACTTCTGGATACTTTTCTGGTATTGTCTTAGCAAATATTTTTTCTACATAATCGTCAGTTATTTTTGCAGGTTTTTCTTCTTTAATAATATCAGACATTAAATTATCTACTGTTCTTGCATCAAATTGAGAAATTCCAGATGCCGACCATTTAGTTGTTCCTAGTTTGTCCCACTCTGCTAAAAAGTCTGCTGTAGGAATACCAGAACCAGCCATGGCTCTGTTAAAGTCTTTATTAAATTCGTACATAAGGCTATGGTGAACAGTTGTGGTTGCTGGTAATCCATTTGCCTTTAAAATTTGTTGAAATGCTTCTAATTTCTTTTTATTAAGATCTGTAAGATTTGGTGATTGTAAAATTTCAGATATCGGAACTTCTTTACCAGTACCAACATGTGATTTTTGAGTAGGGCTAGACATTCTGGTTGATTTCTTTTTAAGGTTTTCAGTACCAGATTCAAATCCTTGTAATGTTCCATTAACCATTGCACTAATAATTGGTTTAAATCTATCATCTTGTGCAACATTTGCTGGAATAATTGCTTCTCCAGGTGCTCCAAGAATAGGAATAATGTCTCCTGCACCCCTTGGCCCTGGTAATCCAGTTGTACCCTGTGCAAACTTCTTTGGTGCTTTGCCTCTTACAGGCATCATCATTCCTGGATTTGCTCTAGCAAAGTTTGAGGCTGCAATGGTTGCGTCAACATAAGCGGCTCTTAAGGCTTTTACTGCTGAGGCTTCTGCTGTAAATGATTGAGTAAGTCGTGTATGTGCTTGATTAAGAGATGCTGCTACTGTTGCAGACTCTAGTTGTTCTGTGTTAAGATAACTTGTTTGTTCTGCAAGAATTTTGCTATTGCCACCAAGTCGTAAGAATCCACCACGTAATGCAAGAAATAGTTTAACTATATTTGCTATACCGTTAGCAAGAAGACCGAATGTCATCAATAGAATAGGGCCAATTCCTCCTACAATAGTTGTTGCTACAACAATAAACTTTTTAGTTCCATCACTTAGCCCATTAAATTTTTCGAGTAAGTTTCCAATAACTTCAACAATTGGAGTAACTGCTTGTAAAAATGTTTTTCCTATTGGGGCAATTGCTAACCTAAGTTCTTCTACTGCTGACTTAAACTGTGTGCCAATAGCATTTTCTACTGTTTTTAATTCTCGCTCAGACAAAATTGCAAGTTGTTCAACAGACGCTCCTGCAAGTTCTAAAACCTTTGCAGCCTGTGTTCCATCTTTTGTAACATTTTGAAACAATGTTGATAGACGTGAGAACTGAAATTTACCAAATAACTGCTCAATTGCACGAGCACGGTTTAGTGGATCAAGGGTATCAAGTGCTTGAGAAAAAGCAATTACTGTTCCTCTAATGTCTCCTTGATTTCCTTCTACAATTCCCTTAATGTTTACGCCAAGACTTGCTAAAAACTTTGATGCTTTTTCAGATGGGTTAATTAAAGGTGCAAGACCAGACTTCAATGCGTTAGCACCTTCTGATGCGTTAATTCCACCTTCTTTCATTGCAGTTAGGAAGAATGCTAGATCTTGTACATCTCCACCAAGTTGCTTTACAACTGGACCCGCTTTTGGAATAGCAATTGTTAAATCTTCAATAGATACAATTGTTTGGTTTTCTACAGAGTTAAGAAAGTCAATTTTTGATGCAAGATCTTCTGCTGCTATACCAAAAGCATTTGTAAGAGATATAGTTGTTTCAAGCGCTTGTTCTTGCTCGACTCCACCAAGTACTGCAAGCCTAGTTGCTTCTGCTACTTGTGCTGTAAGATCTGCCCCAGTCTTACCCATTGCAGCAGCAGATGCTGCCATTTCCATGGTCTTTGTTACTGCAACGCCGTACTTTGTAAATCCTTCTGCTAACTTCTGAACATCTTCTAATGCTTTATTGGTTTCATCAGAAGTTGTAAACATGTCTCCATAAACACGCTTAAACTTAATTGCCTGTGCTTCAAGATCCATAAATGTTTTAGCAGCGGTAGTTCCTAGCATAGCCAAAGGTATTGTAAAACCAACCATCAACTGGCGACCAGCCCACTGGGTATTCTTACCAAAATTTAAAAGATTAGTAGAACCCTGTTTCATTAACTGATTAAACAGTGCTTGTTTTTGTGCTGCGATGGCTGTCTTTGTACCATAGTCCTGCATATTAAGAGTAGTAGGCGTAATGGCCATAGCCTTTATAGCACCGTTAGCATCACGGCCCATCTTAATATACTGGGTCTGCATTTTCTTGACACGATCTTCTGCTACCTTGCCGATTGTGTCAAACTCTTGTCTAAATAATTTTCCAAAAGATTTTGATGCTCCGCCAGCATAACGGAAATACTCACGCATTGAAAGTTTATTAGACTCTAATGCGTGAGTAAATGACTCCGTAGAACTTCTAACATTGCCCATTGTGGCAGTAAATTTGCCTGTAGCATTGATAGAATTTAAGAGGTTGGTTTGTAATCCCCGTTGTGCTGCTGCTGCTGCCGAACTAGTTTTTGCTATTGATGCATGAAAATTTGCAAGTTGACGCTGTAGATTTTTAAGTTCTGTTAATGCGGACGACGTATCAATATGTACGCCAATATTGGCATTAACATCACTCATCTATGTCACCTCTTTATTTAATTGTTTGCAAGAACTGTGTTCAGCAAAGAATTTGCATCAGTAAGTTTGACTCCCGAAGCAGCCTCAATTACCTTGTAGACCGTTGGAAGGTCCATAATCTCTTCTAAAGCATTTAAATCTTTAGCAAGTTCTGGCTTATATTGTTCCATAGCGATTTGTACACATTCAATAAGAAGAGTCATAGACTTTTCATTATCTTCTGCCACTGCTGCTACCTGTTCAAACTTCTTCATAAATGGACGGAGCAAAGAAATCTTAAGTGGACGTACCTTAATCTTTGAACCATCCATGAGAATAAGTTCTTCACCCTCATGTACTGTTGTTGCCATTTTTCCTCCTATATAGGCTTAGTTAATTATAGCATAAACATGCTATTTTGTTAGGTCTTCATAATCAAGACCCATGCCGATACCAAACCCTAGTTTCTGGGCTTTTGGTCCTTGCAAAGATAAAACATCGTTTGAGTCATTAGTTTGTCCACCACTAAAGACTCTGGCCTTCATATCTTCCCATTCTTGCTGTCCTCTATCTTTTCCAGATTCCTTGTCTAAATCTACACCTTGAATAGCAGCCATAAATTTCTTTTCTGAGTAATCTAACTCTCTGCCTACTTCTAGTGTTGCCATAAGTTCTGGCATAGATAGAGACAGTTCTAGTTCTTGGTAGTCTTTCCATATACCCAGCAAAAATACTTCCGATTCTAGTTTTGCTAAATCAAGTGTTTCCCAGGTATCCCCGCTTTTTTCTGCTTGATCTTTTACTGGTTCTTCTGATTTTTTATTAATTTTAATTCCTGCAGCAATATCTAAAACCTCATAAATAGTTTTTAAGTCAATACTATTTTCTATATCGTCAGTGGTTTTTGATATTTGTGGATAGTATTGTTTCATACATATTCTTACACACTCTACAAGCGCAGCAATTGCCTCATCATCATTTTTGGTTGTTTTAACATTATCAAACGCAGTCATAAATTCACGAAGATATTTAATCTTTAAAGGAGTAATTTCTAATTCTGTGCCGTCAAATAAATGAATAATAGCACTTTTATATATTGTTGTAGCCATACTCATTCTATTCTACCACAAACAACAAAGCCCGCCCTCAATTAAGAAGACGGGCTAGGTTGATTTTTTCAAATTATGAAAGTGTATCTCCGAAAGTACGGTCTACGATCTTTCCATATGATCCAGAAGAATCCTCTGGAAGTAGACGGAATGAAACTTCGAACATTGAAGCCTCATCACGCTTTGCTGATACTGTAACATTTTCAATTGAAAGTGCACGGTAAGCAGTGTAAACACGCTCTACGTCTGCAGATGTAGCACAGTCACCTGTACCTGGACCAACTGCAACGATACCACGCTCTACTGGGCATTCGCCTAGTTCACCTGCAGAAAGGTTCATAACCTTTCCTGTGTGTGTGGCCTTGTTTCCAGTAAGTTGTTCATCAGAGAATGCTAGTGCAAGAAGAAGGTTTTCCAATGTTGCTTCAGCAAATGCTGTTGCTAGGTTAACCTGCATACCCTGCTTGTAAAGTTTTGCAACGTCAAGAATTTGGTCTACCTGAACTTCACCGAAGTCTGGTTGGAACTGCAACTCTAAACCGTTCATTGTGTAACCTACGTTAGTATAGGCTGCATCATTAGCAAGAGTTTCTCTAAAAGAAACTTCTGTGCTAAAGGTCTCCAAAGTATTTGGAGTAAGTGTTGTATCGGCAACAAAAAGTGCTGCTGCACCAACGATGATGTTGGTCGAACTTCCACGGCTATATGGCATTAATTCACCTCTTTTTCTAAATAGAATTATTAAGTTGTTTGGCGTTTGTTTCCTCAAGCATAATTATATCAGCGTTTTTAGTTATAATATGAGTCTGTGGTGTGGTAGTCATATTCAATAATAATCTTATTAACAAAGGAAAGCCTGACGGAGGCTAACTCTAGCAAATCCCTAGTCTCGTCAATCTGGAAAGCCTTAAATCTATGAAAAAATACATTTTTTGGATCTTCTATGGGCAGGTTATCCTTAACCCATTTATTTACATCTTCAGCAGAGGCATCTTGTCTATCCAAAGCCTCAGTAATAATTCTCATCACATTATATACATTATCAAGACTGTTTGAATATACGGTATATATAAGTTGCTCTCTTTTGTGCCTATAGAAAGGGCTTGGTCTATATCTTGCCATTCTGTCATACATAATTAATACTGGAGATTCATTGCCTGGTGCCCCAAGATAATTACCATACAGTTCTTCTATGTTGGTTGGGCTTGTGGCTGGAACAACTAGATCAAACTGCTCTTGGCCAGTCAAGATGCCAAACTCTTGTAGTTGAGCCTGAATATATTTCCCAATATAGTTTGGTGGAAATGCTGTTTGCGATACTGTTGCCATTTTCCTATTCTACACCAATCTTTGCATTAGCAATCCATTTAAATCCCGTTGAAAATCCTGCAGCCTTTCCAAGCCTTGCTCCCTGAGCAATATTTCTTTTATAAACTGTTGGTTTATTTATGTAGTCATAAAGTCCTGATGCTCTTAAAAATGATTGTTTAAAATACAATAATATAAATTGATCAATAACCTTTTCAAAAGATCCTTGGACAGCATCTCCGCCAGGATTACTTACATTGACTGGTTGCTTTGTAAAGACAGTTTCTCCATCTTGCTCAAAAACAAGAACAGATGATTTTTTAGGTACTATCTTTACAGGAATTCCTTGTTCCATAATTGTTGCTTTATTGTAAAATGGCACTCTTGAGTTTGTTTGTATAGAGTTTGATTGTCTAAATGTTCCAGAAATTGATAAACCTAGATTGCTTACTGTATAGTTTAAATCAAATAGGCGAGCATTTGGACTTCCTGTTTGGTACCATTCGTAAACATGATGCAATGCTTCGGGATTGCTTCGTGCAGAAATGTCAACATAATTTTTCATAAAGTCAATGGTTTCTCTTCCAAGATTTTGAAGAAAAATAGTTTTGCCTTTTTGTGCACCTTCTAAAAATCCTGAAGAGTATTTAACAATATTGTTCATTTGTTTTTCAAAACTTGTGGTGTTAAGAGATATACGCATTAGTCACCAGTTGTCTGATTTTCAGTTTTTCTAAAAACCATCTGATAATATTCTATGTTTCCAAATGGACCAACAAAGGGTTCTAGAGAAGCAATCTCGTATATAGTGCTTCTTCCAGATCTTGGTCCTGCTGTTTCTCTATAAACTGGATTATCTTGGGCATCTCTTATATTAGTAACAAGTATATTAGTTATTGCATTATTATTTAAAAACGAAGAAACACGAAGGTCTTCTTTAGATCTTGCTACTAATTGATTTTGATATTGTAAAAACACTGCAGGCTTAACTTCAATTTCTTTTATAGATCTACCAAATCCAGTTGCACTGCAGACAAAAGTTCTATCTAAAATCCAAGTTTTTTTAGGTTGGCCATATTCACTTTGATCAATTGAAGCATAGTATAGGTCTGCCTTCATTGGATACATGAAGTCGGTAACTTCACATTCTGACATTACAAAATCCCAGGACTAGTTATTTTATTTACGTATTTTGCTAATATTTTATCTACAAGAATATTTCCTGTACCATCAACAAGTCTTTTATCGTACTCAATCTCAAATTGATCTGTTTTATAATTTTTAACATATCTTTTATAGTAGTCTAGTTTTCCACACTTAATATCATCAATTAGCATTAGCGTTGCATCCTGTATGTCATATGGAACAACCTTATACCCTGTTTCTAATAAAAATATATAGTCTGTTCCTTCTGCAAAGGCAACTCCTCCAGAAACTGTCTGAGTGTGTCCGCTATCTTCAGTATCAAAAATATTATAAGAATCTGACATGGCTAAAGGAATTCTTGCAGGTTTTCTTTCTGCACGATTTATTTCATCAAACTGGTTAACAAGATCTTTTGTAATTGCAGTTTTATCTTTTGTAATAATATAATTGTAATCACCAGTGGCAGGCTCTGCTAAAGAAGAGTCATAAACTAAAACTGTATTTTCGTATGCTTGTAAAATCTTATCTGTTTTTTTCCAAAGAGAGATGTAGTCTGTTCCCTGTCCAACTGTTTCTAGATAGGATCTATTATAATAAAATCCTCCAGTAACTGAGTCAATAATAGTTCTTGCTAAATTTTCATGTAAAGTGTATTCAGCAATTTCTGTTGCTGTTGTTCCTAGTGTGGATGGATTAATGTATGGTCTTACAATATCTAAGTTATCTTCTACAACAATATCTCCACGAACTAAATCTGCTGAGGATTCGCTAGCATCTTCATAAATAGTAACAGCATAAGACTTATCGTATTTTACAAAATCACCATCTAAAGAATATGTAATTTTATTATTATTATTTGAAACAACAGACGCTTCACTTGTTGTTTGTTCAGAAACGTTATCAATTACAATAACATAATAGGCATTTGCATCTGGTACTGTATAAGTAACAGAAAGTGGGTATGGAGGAAGTCTAAGAATCTGCATATTTATTTACCATAGTGTGAGGCTACCTCTTCAGGAGTTGCTATTCGCACTGCCTTATGAGTAAGCCACTTTTCTGATGACTCCTTTGAAATAATGTTATAGCCTACAGACAGGGGCTTAAGATTGTCCATATGTAGGTTCTTCTGTGAGTATACTGCTATCTTTTCTTTTGGGCTAATTTCATTTATTTCCCCTTCTTTTGGCGTTGGGGGAAACCAACTAGATAAAATCTCTAAGATCTCAAGTTTAGTATTTGCTTCAAATAGTTCAATTTTATTTTTTTTGGCATATGCTTTCAATGCCATTACTGTTTTTGTTGACAATTCTTCCATTGTTAATTCCATAAATACTCCTATGCTTATCTTTAATTATACCAGAATAAGAATAAGGCGGGTAGTTTTTACGCTACCCGCCCTATCATAGATTATTTAAATCTTAGGAATCAGCACTATCTGAGTCAACATAAGCGACTGCATCTAGTTCTTCCCATTGAAGACCAAAGCGGACAAATACTGTGTATTCAATTGTATCCTTCTTTGGCTTGTATTCACGGTTTACTGTGATATCACGCTGGAATCCCCATACACGGTTCTGTGGGAATGTCAAGTCGACATATCCTGCAGGGTAGTAAGGAACTTCAAGAACATCTATACCAAGCACACGAGTTGTACGTGTGTTGCCAGTTGTTTGTGCTCCACCATCAAGATAGTCTTGACGATTTGCCTGTGTGCTACCAGTACGATCAGAGAATGCTGCTGAGATAGCATCTGCTAGTGTACCGTTATTACGAACGATACCAGCAAACGCATCAGTACCTGCATAGAACTTAAGATTATTCTTGATTGCACGGTACTTACGTGGCATTGCTAGAAGCAAGCCCTGCATTACTGATGTTGTGTAGTTGTTGTCTGCTACTGTTGCAGCATATTCGTGAGCAGCGTTTCCGACTGTTCCACGAGTTTGCTTAACGAAGCCAGGCATGATGGAAAGGAAGGCATCGTTGCCTGATCCTATACCGTTAATAGCAAGGTCTTCAATATCGTTAGCAAATGCATTTGTCATCAAGCGAACTAGATGATCTTCAAGTGCTCCACCTTCAATATTGTCTTCTAATGCTTCTGTAGAAACTTCCCAATCAAGACGAATCTTTTTGGTTGTTAGTTCTACCTTTGTAAATGTAGCACCTGCGTTTGTGTAATCTGGTGCACCCTGTGCTGCTGCACGGATAACACGCTCTCCAACGTTAACCTTTTCGATTTCCATTGTATTAGCACGCATTGTAACTCTACGACCATCCTTGGCGAGAACTGTTGCATCCCACACGTAGTCAATGAAGCGACGAGCCTGCTCTGGTGCTAGAATACCACCTGCGACACCTGTTGGGTTGACAGCGTTTGCTCCTGTTGTTGAGCCAAATGCTGCGGTTGCAGTGTTACCAACTTGTAGGCCTACGGATGCTCCGTCTGCGTCAAGTCCAGTTGCACCGCCAACTCCACCAGAAACGAAACCGCCCTGAGAGTTAATCTCATTGCCTGCTCCGCTTGATCCTGGGTAGTTCTTTTCTAGATCTATATTTTGTTCCGACATTATTTCACCTCCTAGTGATTTTTTTCTTAGTTAAATAGGTCGGTTGATTTGAGGAAACGACCGCCCCATAGGGATTTCTGAACCTTTACAGGTTCAAACTGCACGATCTCGCCTAGATCGCCAGACTTGCGGAAAGCGGTGTCATGCTCTACGGCATCTACTCGCTTGCCAAACTCATTAAAAGTACCCTTAACATTATTAACTTCATCAGATACAGTTTTCACTTCTGATGATACTGTCTCAAGGGACTTGTTTAGTGCTACAACCTGCTCATGAAGAGACTTTACGGTTGATGCTAGATCGCCAAAGGCATTAGCAAGAGATTCTTTGATTTCAACTATAGCATTTGCTACAGCATGATCTGATTTTGCAGCATCTTCAGCAGCAACCTCTACCTCTTCTACACTACCATTAGTTGACGTTTCAGCAACAACTTCTTCAACTGCTACTGTTTTTTCAACATCTACAGGAGTTTCAAGAACTTCTGCTGGCTGTGCCTCTGGAGTAATCTCTGCGGTTTCAACTGCAGTATCTAGTACTGCCTGTGTTGTTTCTGACATTGGATTTACCTCCTTGGTAATCTTAGAAGTATGAATGCCTTTAGCATTATCAACTAAGAATTTTATCATATCTACTTTTTCTTTATCAGTTTTTTCAACAAAACCAATGTTAGTCATTTCTTCACCTGTTGTTGGGCTTATATGAGTTTCTTCTTCAGAAACAACAACAAGGCCAGATTCTTTATCATAGAATACATTTTCAAGAACTGTTTCGTCACCCTTGATAACATCTACGCCATCAACTTTTTCAACTGACATAATGCTTGCAAACTGATTTGCTGGTGAATCTACTAGTGATAGTTCTACTAAATCATAGTCTTTAATAATTCTAATTGATTGATCTGATTTTTCATCATAAGCGTCATCCCACTTATTCATTCTTCCCCCAATTGAAAAACCAGTATATGTTCCATCTAGTACCTTTTCCCAGGCATCTTGTGCGCCCTTAGAAATGTATGTAGAAACATATACACCTTTATAAAACTTTTTTGATTCAGGATCAAAATACTTTTCTTCTTTAAATGAAATCATTTTACCAACTGCTGATGGCTGATGCATTTCACGAATGTTTCCACGGAATTTTGCAAAAGCATTCATAGATGCTTCTGTTGTCACAATGTCCATCTGCTTATCTAGGTTGTCTAATGATGCAAAACCTGATACAATACGTCTAGACTGGTCTACTTTTCCAAAGGGCATCGATAGACGAACATTGTCGCCTTCCGTAACCCAGGAAGCCTTATTTATTTTCATATCGAATCTATTATACCAAACTTTTATAGCGTTTTCTCAATTACTGAGACGCTCTGCCTTCACCCTTTGGATTTCTTCCAGAGATAGTTGCTGGCCCGTCAGATTGGTTATTTGTCCTCTCTGTATTTCTTTGGCGATTGCCTGCAGTATTGGCAGCAGCATCGGTTGCCTGTCTTGCAGACATAACAAAAGGCTCGTCTCCATCTTTTCTTTGAGGAAGATCTAGGGCTTCTCTTGCTTCGTTCGGAGTCATTACTTGAGTCTTTACATATCTTTCAAGAATTTGAGATTGAGCGATTTCGTCTGTCAGGGTTAACTCGTTAAACTTTAGTTCAAGAACATCTGTCTTTTCTTTAATGATCTTATTTATAACCTTCTCAAGATGGTGCTGCGCTGGTCTTGCTACTTGCTCTTTAAATGTTCTGTCTTGAGAAAGTGCTGCTGCTATACCAGAATCAGATCCACCAAGTTTTGAAATAGGTACTTGGTGTGCAATTAAAATATCATCTCTATTTTGTTTACGATACTCTTTAAATGAACCATCTTGAATACCGTTTTCAATTGGCTCCATCTTAAACTCAACTTTATTTTGTTCAGTGTCACCAGGAAGCGGTATATACAGGGTTCTATGTGATTGTGATTTTAGCCCAGTCTGCAAGAATCTAAACATCTTATCTTCTGCATCTGAACTTAGTGATGCACCTTTAAGGGTAATAATATATCTTGGAACCGCTTTATTTTCAAAATAATCAATGTTATATTGTGAGGCAAGTTTGTCTCCAATAAGAGATGGAAATGCTGCAACAATATCTGGAATACCATAGAATGTATTTAATGGAGAATATTCTTTAAGATGAATAATCTCATTAGGCCTTGGGTCTGCTGTAACTGGATTTTGATTGCGTCCCCCAAAATTTCTAAAGTAAACAACCTTCTGTCCAATAATTTGTAGATATCCGTCATTAAGTCTGCGAACTCTAACAGTGGTTGCTGGGATGTGACCAATATACCCAATTTCTCCAGAGACTGTTCGACCAACTTCTATAAAACCATTTCCAGTTGCTTGTAGGTCTGTGTAAACCTTTTCCATAATTTTAGTAAATGAATCATCATCATTTAAATTTTCTAACCAGTCACGCATTTCAATCTTCATTCTTTCAATGCGTCTACGAGCACGATCTGAAGCAGCCTCATCTTCTGATGTTTCAAGTCTAAGGGCTGTTCTATCTGCAATATCAAATCGGTATCCAAGACCAACAACATTTTCTACCTTTGCATCAATAGCAGCATGATTAGCAAAAGATGTGTCATAAAAATTAGCCAACTCATACATATTGTACGGTGGGGTAATTACATCAAAAAGCCCGTATCCATTTCTGTATACCACTCCAGGGTTGATTGATTTTGTTCCCGCATCATCTATACCTGACGCTTGAGCATTTGCTGAATCTAAATATGCTTGATTTGCTTCAAGACCTTTAGTTACCATTCTTCCAACACGTCTTTTAAAGTTTTGATTTATTCCAGTTAAATCTTTTAGATCATCCCAGGACTTATTAAATGGGTCTTGATACTGAAAAGGATTTTCTACCTCTTCTTGCGTGTTTAGGCTAGCACGAATATAAGGTTGTTCAAAAGTTTCGCTCATGTTATTCATCGCTTCCGTATTTGTCTAAAGTATCTTTTGCTGCTTTCCATGCACCAAGGTCGTTCATCGATGGGATTAGTCCCTGGCTTAGTCTATCTTTTTGTTCTGAATATTCTTCTTCTGATACACGAGTTAGTCCAGGAACAAAGTGTACAGTTCCTTGTCCATCATCTCCATAGTGCATGGCAGCCTTTTTTAGTTCACCGATCTTGCCTAAATCACCTTTGTTAGATGGGATGTTTAAAACAGAGCCACTACCGTCTGTAAACCATTTTCCATCTGACTTTTTATACACATAAAGTCCCCAATCATAATGCTTATCTATGACTTGACGACGTACATTTCCTACTATAGGCTTACCAGTTTTTGGGTTTATTAATGATTCCATAACCATCAGTATACCATATTAGGCTGGTGTTGAGATTGTACTTGACCATCCAGTATCTTTATATATTTTAATATTATCAGCATCTAGTGTCATGCCTTCGTTATCATCTATAATAATTTTATTAGTTCCAATATAGGTTTGGTAGACTTCTGACGGATCTACCCCATAAAGATTTATAGTTGATAGAACTAACATTTCGTTCCAGTTATAGTTATCTAGCCAGTACTGCCAGTTAAGATTTGTTACCCCGTCATTTTTAACCTTAATCCATGGGCGTGTTATTGCTCCTTGAACTTGTTGAAGGTTTGTGGCCTGATAATAGGAAATATTATTAAATACACCCTGCCCATTTAAATTTACAGATCCAACAAAAAAGTCAAAATCTAAAGCACTAGAAAAAGCAATTCCAAGAACTGACCACTCTTTAATTGTTAAAACTGGCTCTCTAACAAGATTACCATTTAGATAATATGAAATGCCATTTACAACTTGTCCAGTTAAAGCACTGATTGCATAAACTCTTGCTCTTGATCCATTTTTTCCAATGGCAACAGTATAAAACTTAATAGTATCATTTTTATGTCTAACTTCAAAAAACAATTTAGGAATGATTGAAAATTCTTGACCTTCATACCTATGCCATAATTGCATAGCGCTAATCTTATAACTATCTGCAAGTTGCATATTAATAGGTATACTAATACCACGCTCAACGCTTGAATCAAAATCCCCTCTTAGTTCAATTCCAGAACTTCTTGTCATATAAAGATGTGGAGTGCTTTCTTTATAAATACTAAATGGATTGTTTGCTTTGTAGTTATAGTATATTCCTGACTTTGTATAAGGAAAAATATTTAAACCAAATTTAGTTCCAACTGGATTAAAAGAGTTATTGTTAAAGGCTTGAGAACAAAAAGATAATCTGCAAAGAGATATAGGATTTTTAATTATATTTCTAGATTTAAACTCAAGTCTAAAAACAATTGCAAGGGAATTAAAATCAATAGTTTTTGTTGGATATATTAATGTATTATCCACAACTTCAAATTTAGTTGTTTCCCAATTTGGGTGCTCATCTATATTTATTATTCTTTTTTCTTGTGCATATTCAACATTAGTAAAAAAACTTTGAGGAGCATTTGCACCCTCTGCAACATACTGAAAAGTTACGTAACTTTTAACTACTGCATTAGCAGTATCATATCTAAAAGATGACACAACATTTTGTTCTAGATCTTGATAATTATCATAATCATTATATAGTGGATTATCTAGTTGTAAGTAGGTTTGCTGAATTGGAAGAGAAAATGAATTTTTTAAATCTTTATACTTCCAGTCTTCTGTTGTAAGTTGCTGCTCTAGTAGTGTTGCTGATGACGGATATCCTATATTAAATTGTAAAAAATCTAAATCATAATAAGATAGCCCTGAGTCATCTGTTACATATTGAGCAAAATATGATAGTGGCAAGTAATCTTCCCAATATCCTGAAATACCAATATCTAAATAAAAATTGTTGTACTCAACAGTTGGCAAAAGAGTATAACTTGCTAAGTGATCTATAAGGTATTGAGCATCATCATAATTAACAATACCCGAATTATTAAAATAATCTATAATTTCATTTGTATTAGAGGTAGAACATAAGCCCACAGAATAAATTTCTCCTGAAAAAGTGTTAGAAGTAGTTTCATCTCCGCCAACATACATTTTTAAAGAATTCTTGTTTCCAAAAAATGAAGATATATTTCCACCAAATGAATTAGCAAATTGATCAAACTTAACTCCAATACTAATAAACTGATTTAGTGGAAAGTCTTCAATAGTATGAAAGACCTCTTCTTCATTATTAAAAACTAAAGAGTAAACAATATCTGCTTGATTCTTTTTAACAATAAAAGTATTTTTTGTTAAACTGTTATGTATTTTAAAAAGAATTTGAGTAGAGGTATTTTCTGAAATTTTAAATACTCCATAAAAAGAACTAGTCTGATCTCCTAAAATATTTAAATCAGGAAAATTAATATATGCTCCAGTAGAGTTCCAACCGCTATTTGGCTTTAGTTTAATAAAATTATACTGTGAAGACTGAAGAGAATTGTTAGCAAAGTAAAGTTCTTCAATAGTTTTTGTTCCTGTGTATATTTCTGGCAAAGAGTATTTAGGATTTTCTAAAGCATTTTTAGTAGTAACTAGATTATCAAACGATCCTTGCTGCCATTCTGCAAAATCTGGATAAGAATAGTTTGCGGTATAGTCTGCAAATGGATAATCAATCATTGCAGATGTTCCTCCATATGCGGAGTTAATTCCTTCTGGAGAGATTACTCCCTGTCCGTAAACCCATCTTCTTTTAGCCACAAGAATTGGAACCTGATATGGATAAATTGCAACGCAGTCAATTTCAATTGGGTTCGTTTCTGTTGTACAATAAAATCCAAGCCAATCTTGATCTTTATTATTTTGGCTAAGAACTGCTGGAAGATTTAATTCAGAAGTATTAAAGGTAATGCTAATAACTTGTTCTCCATTTAAAACTAAACTTGCAGAATTTTTAATTAATCTTATTTGAATTAGCATTGGTCTAAACCACTCACCAACAAAATATGATTTAAAAGATTCTCCAATTTTAAGTGTTAAAAATCCAGAGTCTGCATAAAGACCATCACTTGAAGCAATCGGTCCAAATATTTTTTTAGAAACTAGGGAGTCACAAGAAATTCTTGACCAAAATTCTACAGTATAATCTTTGTATCTTCCAGACTCATTTAAAAATCCTTGGCCTGGAACTATTAATGAGGGAATGCTATCATCTAAACCAGATCCAATGTTTGAGTTTGGTTTTAACTTTGTAATTCCACTTGCTCCAAAAACAAGAGGTATTGTTGTATTAGTTGCAACTAAAGCATTATCTTTTACTAAATAGTATCCTGAATTATCTGATAGCCCATAGGCTTTTGCTTCTAAAGCATATGTTTGATCTAAAGCAATACTTGATGGCAAAAGTATTTGTGTTATGCCAAGGGATACAGCATTAAACTCTTCTGACCATTGACCAGCAGAGATACCATTTAAATAAAATTGATAATCATTAATATTGTCTCCGCCAGAGTTTGTAACAATTTTTATAACTATTCTAAATTCTGCGTTTTCATCTAAAAGATCAAAAGTTTCGGATATAAAACTCCAACGACCAAATATATCTGTTTCATAAGTTTTTAGATGTTGAACAATTTCTGAGGTCGCTAAATCTGTATATTCATATCCAATAGAAATTGATTTTAAATATGCACTGTTAGAATAAAAATATGTTCCTATTGAAAAGGTATTTAGATCTACATTAAGTTCTTGAAGATTAAATAAATTTGGACTTATAAAAACTGCTTCATTAGTACTAGAGATTGGAACATTGCTATAAACTAAAGAGGTTATGCTTTCTTGAAATGGTGCATCTGCTGGTGTTGACATTGAACTTGATCCACCACTTGATGCAGACCACTCTTCATAAATATCTCTCTGTGCCTCTGTAATTAAACTAACATAGTCTGCTTTGTCGTCTAGCGCCCAAAGAACTGTTGGGTGCTCAGAATAAATTTTTTCAGCATACAGGTTAGACGGGTTAGACATAATTCTCCTATAACCTTATTATAGCAGGCTAGAGGCTAATATAGTTTAATCTCACAAGCATCCGTTGAGCAGTATGCTTCGCCTTGTGCTTCAAGATTTTCTACTCCATCGTATATAGCAGACCAATCAATCTTGCCAATTTTGCCAACATAAGAATTATATTCTTCTCTTGTAATTTCTGTATATGGCTGCTGAGGATATGTTTTATTTCCCATTGGAAGAAACGACACTGCCTTTAACTGTCCTTCATACATGTTAAGCGCTGGTGCCACAAACTTCTTTTCTTCTTCCTTGTCAAAAGAAAGGGTTACAGAAACTCCATTATCAGACCAGTACTTTTGAGCGGTTGCTGCCAAACCAATCTTTTCAAATAAACTTACCTGCTTTTCAGAACGCTTGTGTCCTGATGCTACTGGGAAATATACTACTTGTGTATTTGCTGATACTAAGTCATCTTCAATTTTATATCCCGCTGCTTTAAACAGGTGCATCATTGGATCAGTATTTCCAAAACGAATAGCACGAAGATAGAACTCTCCGCCAGGACCCCAGTGAACTCCAGGAGTAGCACCAGAAAGAAGTGAAACAGATCCTGATGGCTTAACGGTTGTTACACGAACTGATTCACGAACACATAGCCATTCTGAATATGAATGATCATATTTACGAATTGTGTTATATCCTTCATCCATCCATTCACGAATAACTGGAAGACCGTGTTCATCAGCAAATGCTGCAATACCTGTAAGAGAAGTTCCAATACGGCGGTTGCGTTGCATAATACCGTTTGTCTGTTGCCAATGTGTTGGCATAAGAGTAACAGTCTTACCATACAAATAAGCAAACTTCAATGTCTTGAGGAAGTCCTCCTTAGATTCATGACGATTTAAGTGCACTTCTACAAGTGTACAAAGTTCGTATGATTCTAATGGCTGCTCCGCACAAGGATTGAAGCCCATAATGCGAGCATCTTTATAATCAGGTGCATCGGCAAGACGGCCATAACTGCGAGCAACATCAAGCCAAATAAAACCTGGTTCTCCGTTGTCAGCAATTAAATCTACATAATCTTCATACTTTGTTCCAACTTCAGCAGCAATTGAGTTATTACTCATCCATGCCCAACCTGGTTTTTCTGGATCGTATGAATTTCGTTCTGGAAATACTTCTGGATTTTTAAGATTAATAAAACCATCATCTTCTGGTGTGCCAAGTGCAAGGGTAGCAGAACGACGAACATTTCCAGAAACAACACATGTACCAATAAGATTAACTAAGTCTACAATAGCACGGCTATCAAGGGCTTCTCCTGCTCTAGAACCGATTACATTACGAATGCGTGTATGGAGATCAATAAGTGGTGCTGGACCGCTTGCAACGCCTCCAAAGCCCTTAATAGGGGCACCTAGAGGACGGATAAGGTCATAGGTAAACTCTTGAATAGACTGATTTGCACGAAGGAATGAATTAATAAGTAATCTAACAGACTCAACCCAACCTTCACGGGTATCTGGGATTTCATAAATAGATACTGGCTCTGTTGGAGCATAGATAGACATTTGTTTGTCTTGACCAAGAGCATCAAACCCTACACCAATGCCTAACATTAATGCATCCATTACCCAAGCAAAAAGAGCACCTGGATCATTACGATCAATGTCTCTTGTAGAAACCATAGCACAATTTTGAAGAGATGCTGAGTTACGTTTCTCCATGGTCATAGGAGTTCCAAATGCCCAGAGACCACGACCTGGCGGAGTCCACTTTAATTCAAACATTCTTTGAAATGCTTCTTGTGCTGACTTTTGAGCCTTATTATCATTCCATGGTAGTCGGTTATCCTTAGCATGGTTCTTCTGTACTGAATACATACCCTCGATTACACGACGGCAAACCTCATGCCAGCGTTCCTTGGTTCCATCTTCCTTAACACGAGAATATGTACGAATAAATGTTACCTCCCCCAATGAGTTAGATCCTGCATCTGAGAATCCAAATGGTGCTGGAGTGTTGTTAAATTTATTTACAAATTCATCTGAAAGACGAAAAGAGAATACGGTTTCTGACATTTATTATTTACCTTTCATAGCAAAATTATATGAGTACTTCATAGTTTCTGAAGTAGTCTTAAGTATATCACAAGTTTAAAAAGAAAAAAACTCCGTTTTGTGCGGAGTTTTTAACTTGTAACCTTAAGTTAAGGTTGACTGCTTTGCTTTTTATTAAGTGCTATGCTGAAAGATCTCCAACAAGTACCCAAGTGTCAGTTGCACGCTTAATTAGTGAGGCTCCTGACCATTGTGCTCTCAACTTTAATCCTGGAGTACCATTGATTGTTACACCAGCGGTTGCGACAACGGTTGTTTGTCCTGTACCTGTTTGGACTACATTTATTACGCTTCCTATAGGGTAGGCTACGCTTGAGTTTAGTGGAATTGTAAGGTTATTTGCTGATCCCACAGACATTTCAATAACCTTATCTTTATCTGCAAGAACTGTTGTATATGATGCTGATTGTGCATTAGTTACTACGGTTGATGAAGCAAAGTCTAGTGAAGTAGTTCCATTACCAATCTTAAGTTTTTTATTAGTTGAGTCCCAAGCAACAACTGCATCAGTAGTTGATGATGATGTTGAAAGAGTAAGTGTTGGTGTATTTAGTACTGGAGAAGTAAGTGTTAGTCCAGCAATTGTTGTTACTGTTGCACCTGAAGCAATTGATGTTGATCCAAGTGTTGGTGCTGAGTACCCTGATACAGTTCCCCAAGAAGTTGAAGTTCCGTCTGTTGTAAGGTACTTGCCTGAGTTACCAGATTGTGAAGCAACTAAATCAGTTCCGTTATACTTTAAGGTTTTTCCTAAAGCAAGATTAATATGCTCTGATGAAGTCCAAGCGTCTGTAGCGTCTACCCAGTTAAAGGTTTTATCTGTTGCTCCCTTTAATGTAATACCGCCACCATCTGCAGTTGTGTCTGTAGGTGTTAATGCATCTCCAAGAACAATGTTCTTATCTTCAATAACAAGGTTAGTTGAGTTAAGGTTTGTTGTTGTTCCGTTTACAGTTAAGTTTCCAGATATTGTTAGGTTTACTGCTGATGCATCTCCAGTTAAGGCTGGACCTGCAAGATTAGCCTTAAGGTCAAGTGCTGTTTGTGTAGCAGTTGAAACTGGCTTATTAGCATCTGTTGTATTATCAACATTTGCAAGGCCAACATCTGTTTTTGTAATTCCAGTAGGTGTATTAATTACTGGTGAAGTTAAAGTTTTATTTGTAAGTGTTTCAGTTTTAGATGCAGTTGACTTATCATCTAACTGTGTCTGAATTGCTGAAGTTACTCCATTGAGGTATCCGATTTCAGTATCAGAAACATCTGTAACTCTTAGTTGAACAGTTCCTGTTTCATCAGGGAATGTAATAGTTCTATCTGCTGTAGGGTCTGTAACGGTAAGGGTTGTTTCATTATTATTATCAGTTGCACCCTCAATAATAATTGATGCACCTGGAATAATAGCATTTAGGCTTGAGTTAAGTCCAACTACACCAGAAACTGCACCGATATCTGAAGTTTCAATATATCCACTTAAAGATGTGTTTACTGTCTCTATCAAAGCAACTGTTCCGCTAGCATCAGGGAAACTGATTGTTCTGTCTGCTGTAGGGTCTTCTACTCCAATAGTGGTTTCAAAACCATCTGCTGTAGAACCTTCCATAACAATAGAAGATGTTAGAACACCAAGATGTGTTATATCTGAAAGATTTCCAGTTGTGATAGCAGTACCGCTGGTATCAGGTAAAGTAATTGTACGATCAGCAGTTGGATCTCCAGCAGCAAGCACCATCTCGTAGGCATCTGCTGTTGTGCCTTCCATTGTAATAGAGCCTGTAAAGACTCCAATATCTGTAATATCTGAAAGGTTTCCAGTTGTAATAACTGTACCTGATACATTTGGAAGAGTTATTGTACGATCTGCAGTTGGATCTGTTATAGCAAGAGTGGTCTCAAAATCATTTGCAGTTGCACCTTCAAATGTAATGCTTGAGCCAAAAGCAGGGTTTACTGTTGAGTTAACGTCAATAAAGTAATCAAGGTCTGCCCAGTGATTTGTTCCATCACCAATTTTAAACTTGTTGGTGTCTGATTCCCATCCCATTTCACCAGCATTTAAAACTGGATTTGCAGAAGTCCACTGAGAAGCAGTACCTCTGCGCTGTTGCATTCTTGTTGCCATTTATAACTCCTTTAGTGGTGTGTTCATATTATATCAGATAATTAATTGAAATTATCTATTGCTTCCCCGCCTACCCAAGTTTCTTCCCAAGATACTGTATTATATAATCCAGCACTTACAAGATACCCTGGTTCATTGTATGCCCCACCGCTAACAAAAGTACTTACGATTAAGCCATTACCGTCAATAGATGTATCGTGAATGTGATCTTGAAGTGTTTCTGCATCTTCAAGAGTTGCAATAGCAATCCACTGAGATCCGTAATAAACATGAACTCGTTCTGTTAATGTATCAAACCATAAATTTCCATTTGATGGAGATGCTGGGGCTGTTGCACCAACAGTTACTCCTCCTGCAGCCGCAACGCTATCTACGTAAAGTTTTGTCGCTGCGTGTGTGTTTTGAGTAGGAGTAGCAACTGTAACAGTTCCTCCGAAAGTACCGCCTTGGTTTACATCTAAACCATGCTTTACCTTAAAATCTTTATTTACAGTTGCCACTTCTATCCTCTTTTCTCAATTATGCTTTGATGTAGGTCTTGCTTACCTTAACAGCAGTGTTTGCTGCTGCTGCAGTAACTTGAAGAAGAACATCTGAACCTGAAAGTACAGCATTAGTTGTTCCTAGTTCACCGTTACTTTGTACATCAGCGTACTCTGTTAGGTAAACATTGTTTGCGCCATCTACGGCTACAAGAACTTCAATTACTTCAATGTCGCCACCAACATTTTTTAATTGAACGATGTACTTAGCAGCAGAGTATGTTGCTACAGCAAATGTGTCAATTGTTGTTGCTGAAGTGCCAGCAGTTGCAGTTGCAGAACCTGTGAGGGTATCAGCAAATCCAATAGATGTTGCTGTTGCTGCACCAAGTGTTGGTGTAACAAAAGTTGGGCTAGTAGTAAATGCTACTGTTCCAGAACCTGCTTCATCAGTAAGTGCTGCTGCAAGGTTTGCAGAAGATGGTGTTGCAAGGAATGTGGCTACGCCAGTTCCAAGACCAGAAACATCATTTGCAATTCGTACTGTAAGTGTGTTACTTGCACCATCAATTGTCTTGTTTGTAAGAGTCTGTGTTGCTGCTGTTTCTAGTGTACCGTTTAGGTAGAACGCCTTACCAGAAGCAAGGTTGATGTGTTCAGAGAATGTCCATGCATCAGTTGCATCTACCCAGTTGATAGTTTTGTCTGTAGCACCCTTAAGAGTAATACCACCACCGTCAGCGCCTGCATCTGTTGGTGTTGCTACTGAACCAAGTGTAAGGTTCTTGTCATCAACTGTGATTTCTGTTGAGTTAATTGTAGTTGTTGTACCATTAACTGTTAGGTCCCCTGAAAGAACCAAAGATGTACCAGTTGCAGCACCAATGTTTGGTGTTACAAGTGTTGGTGTGTTAGCAAAAACAAGTGCTCCAGTACCAGTCTCATCAGAGATGATTCCAGCAAGTTCTGATGATGAAGTTGCAGCAAAAGCGCTTAACTTGTTATTTGTAAGAGCAACAGTACCTGTAGCATCTGGGAAAGTTACTGTACGATCAGCAGTTGGGTCTGTGACTGTAAGTGTTGTTTCAAACGCATCAGCAGTTGCACCTTCAAGAACGATTGAACCGTCTGAAAGTGTAAGTCCTGAAACTGTTGGGCTTGTAAGTGTCTTATTTGTAAGTGTTTGTGTGTCAGTTGTTCCAACTACCGCACCTGTTACTCCGTGTACTCCAGTAGAAGCACCTGTGTGAGTTGTAAGATCTGCAGAAGCAGCCTTATTATTCAACTGGGTCTGGATTGCTGAAGTTACGCCATCTACATAGTTAAGTTCTGTAGTTGAAAGTGTTGCGCCATCAAGAATGTTAAGTTCTGTTGATGATGCAGACATAACAACATCTTCATTAATCTTTGGTGATGTTAATGTCTTGTTTGTAAGTGTCTGTGTATTAGTTGTTCCAACTACTGCACCTGTTGCGCCATGGGCTTCTGTAAGGTTTGCGTGTGTTGTTACATCTGAAGTAAGTGCTACTGTACCAGTTGCATCTGGAAGTGTGATTGTACGGTCTGCGGTTGGGTCTGTGACTGCAAGTGTTGTTTCAAAATTATTTGCTGTAGATCCTTCAAACTCAATGCTTGAACCAAATACACCAACTGCTGCTGGTGCTGACCACTCAACGCCGTATGTGGCACCTGAGTTTGCTGTAAGTACTTGACCGTTTGAACCAATGCCTAAACGAGCAACTGCATCGTCTGCACTACCAACAATCAAATCACCTTTAGCGTCAACGACACCTGCTGTGATAATATTCTTTCCATTAACGGTCGCTGTTGATCCCTCAACTACCAGTCCCGCTTTTACTCTAAAATCTTTTGTTACTGTTGCCATTTTATCTCCTTAGTTAGGCCTTTAACCCAATACGCAAATAGCGCAGGGTTATTGGTGTTTGCCCACCTACTGGAACTACAGTTAGTGAAACTGTATCTCCCGCTCTAGACACGGAGATGGTGCCAATATTCCCATCATTGTCTACTGTTCCATATTCACTGACACTTACATCTGTAGCGTCAGGGACTATAGTTAATTCTGTGGCCCAATATTTATTTGAACCGCCAGAAGTCTTTTTAATTGAGATCATATACTTTACAGATCTCCACTCACTTGCTAAAAAGTTATCAAAAATTGTTGAGTTTTCAATGCCATTGATTGTAGACTCATTGTTACCATCTGATCCAAGATCTGTTGATCTTGCAGATGTACTATCAATCAAATCTTCATAGTTTGCTTGGGTAGGTCTGTCTCCTGTTTGGAACAGGGACTTGATGTTTGCAATTGATAATTTAGCCATACTGGAATTATATCATAGATTTTAAAGTATATAGTTAGAGAAACCAATAATCTGTAGTGGAATTGCGGGGATGTTAGCAATAGAAGATGGAATCTGTATTGCTGTAAACCTTACCCTAAATGGGAGTACTGAATCTATGGCTACCCCATTATTTTTTTGAGTTATCTGTACATTTGGAAAAGAAACTCTTTCAATGGCTTTTGTAAAGACTGGGGTATTGTTATTTATAACAACTGTTGCCATTAGTTTGTAACATCCTCAAGGAGAGTAATCTTCCCTTGAGCAACTGTCCAAACCAGAGTATTCTGTGGAAGACGAATTTCAATATCAAAAATATCATTTGTTCTTAATAGCGTGGTTTGGGCGGCAGTTAGATTAACCTTAAACTCACCATCAAGATCTTCTAAATCTTGCTCTGGGGTAATAGTAAAAAGCAAGGTTGCAACATCTGTAATTATCTGAGGCTCAACTGGAGTGGTAGGTCTTTTAAATTCTACCTCAATATCCCAGTCAGCAATGGTTAGAGGATCTTTTGCATCATCTGTTAAATAAACCTTAAATGATGCTGTATCGCCTTTTACAATTGTCCAATTGACAAATGGTGGTTTTTCACCAATGTCGTAGGTTGATGCGCCTTGTCCTCTATAAGTTGCCATAGTATTT